CCCGAAAGGGGCTCCCTGGCCAATTGCAGCATCTCACTGTCCTATGATGGACTTTCTTCCATTGTTGGACAGTGTTGGGGGCTTGTTACCCCCGGACCTGAACGACAGCTTCTACATGTTGGAGGGAGGTAAGTATTGACTCTTACCCGTAAGTCTCGCTATTTGCCAGATCTCTACCAAGAGGCTGGCAAGGCGAAGGCTACGGCTTGGCGCCAGTCGAAAGCAAAAGTCAAGGGTCCGGATTTTTCCGGCTCTTGGCCAATGTTTAGACCGACGTCAAGTACCCTCCGAGGCTATCAGTTTACTGATAGCGAGAACCATATCGACTTCGGACGTCCGAACCGTCCTTCCCATGATGAGGAGCTACAGCGGCTCTACGAACAGGTGTTCGTAGGTGTCGCTAGCCCTTTTCAGCAAGAAGGTAAAAGGCGGACGTCCAATCCATACGATGTTGGGGGTGAGTTTCTCACCCAGAAGGTGACTGTCGATGCCCCTTGGGGTCATCGGCAGGTTATCACCGGATTACAGGAGTTGAATTTCTCATTTGATGTAGGCCTTCGATATGAAGGTCCCATCTATGTGGGAATTCCCGCTCCGGGCATAGTTATGCCCCCGATGCCTACAGCTTCATCGCTGGAGGCCTTAGGGACAGACGCTATTGCACGGTGCGCTCCGACCAACAACGTAGCCCAAGCCGCTAACTTCCTTATTGAACTCCGGACTGAGGGTCTACCCCATTTATTTGGGATGACTCTCATTAAGGAGAGGGCACTCAAAGCCAAGAGTATTGGTGATGAGTACCTAAATAAGGAATTTGGTTGGGATCCAATGATCGGTGACCTGAAGCATATCGCTAAACAGGTCGCTCACGCTCATAATGTATTGTATCAATATGAGGTGAATTCCGGATCAGTGGTGAGGCGTGGATATGGTTTTCCTGTAGAAGAGTCCGAATCCATCACTCTTTTAGGGAACGCTCGAGCCAATGTCGGCAGCTACTTCGGAACTGAAATTTCCGGGTGGCCGTACGGCGATTGGACGGGTATTCTCTATTCAGGTGGTGGAACGGATCAGACCTATAGGAAACGCCACACTAAGAAAGAAGTGTGGTTCTCTGGAGCATTTACGTACCACCTTCCTTCTGGCTATAATGCCAGAAATAGGATGGTACGTGATGCAGTTCGAGCCAAGACTCTACTAGGTCTTGACTTGACCCCAGAGGTCCTATGGAATGCTGCTCCGTGGACATGGGCCATTGACTGGTTTTCCAATACGGGAAGTGTAGTAGCTAACCTCTCGGATTGGGCCACCGATGGCTTGGTGATGAAGTACGGATATGTTATGGAACACATTACCATAACGGACACGTACTTTTGTATGAAACGCGGAGGTCTATCTGACCCCCGTGCCATACCGGCTCCACTCGTCGTAACCGTGGAAAGGAAACGACGTGTGAAGGCGTCACCATTCGGGTTCGGTCTAACCTGGTCGGGGCTTAGTCCTCGCCAAATAGCCATCTCAGTTGCCCTTGGTTTGACTAAGGGCATAAAGGGAGCTTTTTAACTCCCGTTACTGAGAGATGTCTGTCAATTGGTCCGAGCCAAAGGGGCTCGAGACCCGAGTCCTAGGAGTGATGCCTATGGCATTTACTGACCCTCAAACGGTCACCATTTCTGCAGTGGCCATTCCTCTTCCGCGCGTAAGTGTGGAGGAGGATGAGTCCATCTATCAGAGTGGTGACGGGCTAGTGCAGTTGCAAGCTTCCCACGAACAGGGGAAGCGTATGCGGCACTTGCTCAGGATCAACCATTCGAAGCTCACTTCGGATCCGTTTCGTCCTACGGAGAATGTCAAAGTGTCGATGAGTAATTACATCGTCTTTGACCTTCCTCCTGCGGGCTACACGGCAACCGAAGCACTCGCCGTGTACACGGGCTTCAAAACCCTGTACACTGCGACGAGCGATGCGCTCATCACCAAACTCCTCGGTGGTGAGTCGTAATGGCCTCTTGGGTGAACAAGACGTCTTAGCGAAAGTGGGTGCTGGGACTGACAGGTCTAAAACTTAGATTGGAACCCCGCTGTGGTGGGGTTTCTTTCTTTGTTGAAGATCTGTCGTGTGTCCCTATTACATCCTCTCTAGCTAGACGCCTTATAAGACATGAGACGCTTCCTTACTCGGTTGAGAAGGAATGACGTTTCAGTCCCTGTTCGCCTGGATGGTGATTTCTCTGGTAGTGTTGAAGGAAGACATCAGTTTACTTTCCGCATTAGTCTTCGGACTATTGCGGTTAGCTTACTGATTATCGGACTTCTCACTAACTCAGATGGTGGAGTGACTGTTTACATTTGTAGTCACATCTACCAACTGTTCCGAGAAATCATGCCATAAAAGGCACGTCGATTTAGCTATCAAGCTATATTTGGAGGTTGCGATGAGCGACGACCAACTGCATATATTGAGCCTCACATTAAGTTGTGGAGCTCTTTTATGCACAGTCCTCGCCATTGTGGTCTCCATCTATGGTCTTGTACGCTAATCGACTTGCTGGCACCATCGTTGGTGTAGACGAAGGGAGCGTGGCCTTATCAACCACGTCCTAGGGTGATAAATCCTAGGATTCGTCTACGTCGGTGTCATAGGCTAAGGATAGATTACCTCCGAAAGGAGGGTCTATGAAAAGCCTAATGTCACTCTGGTCCTTGGTAGCCGAGGAATCGGCTGCCAGATGCTGCATTAGCGCCACTCGAGACATTAATACCGTCTCGAGGCGAGTCGAACATGAGGGGTTATCGTTTTTCACGATAACCCTGCCTAGCCTTGGGAAGTCCATCCAAAAATGGATAGACCTTGGCCAGGCCGGGACACATCCTTCTTTCGAGAAGGATGGGAGTCTCCCCCGTTTTATGGGGGGTTATCTCTCCCGTGTGTTCGACCGGAGTAGTGGCACGTTACTCGATGAACCTTGCATTGACTCAATTATTGCCCTGCGTCAGCTAACGCTGATGTTTGGCAAATTGCTCCTTCCTTGCTCCCCAGCAAGGGAAAGGGCTGCAATGCAAACGTTCGTCGAGTGTGAGCAGGATGTCCGCCAGACAGACAAGGAACTTACCCAGGAAGATTTGGTTGAGTTCCGTGAAATGTCTAGTCTGCTGTTTCGTGAAGTGTTTACCCAGATGGAGAGAGATCTCCATTATGGACAACCTTCCGAAACATGGACCAGGCTCCGTTGCTGATGGGCTTTCCAGCAATGGAAAGTATCAGCTAAGGACCTGGACCCGGCGACTCGAGGGGGTCTTCCCCTCCTACGAGTACTTGATTCCAAACCTTCACTTTCGTGAAGAGTTGGATCAGGTGAACATCCTCGAACCCGGCGCAGAGCAACCTGTGAAGGTTGTTTCTGTACCTAAAACGTTGAAGACACCGAGGATCATTGCAGTGGAACCTGCGTGCATGCAATACACGCAGCAAGCTCTACTGCGCTGTTTCCTCGCGGCTTTCGACAGGGATGAACTCCTGCGATCGCTGGTAGGATTCGACGACCAGGCTCCAAATCAGAGCCTGGCACGTGAGGGCTCCCTTAACGGGGAGACCGCGACACTCGATTTGAGTGAAGCATCCGATCGTGTCTCCAATCAGCTCGTTAGGACCATGTTAAGTCACTGGCCTCTTTTGGGTGAGGCCATAGATGCAACAAGGTCCCGTCGGGCTGAAGTACCTGGCCACGGAATTATTCGTTTGGCCAAGTACGCGTCCATGGGTTCAGCACTTTGCTTCCCGGTGGAAGCAATGGTATTTGTTACCATGATCTTCATCGGGATTCAGAGATCGCTTAACGTGACCATGACCCGAAAGGACATTGATCCCTTTCGGAACTCGGTGCGCGTCTATGGGGACGATCTCATCGTTCCTGTAGACCATGTGCCCATGATCGTACAGACTCTCGAGCATTTTGGTGCTCGAGTTGGTCTGGACAAGTCTTTCTGGACTGGAAAGTTCAGAGAGTCTTGTGGGAAGGAATACTTTAATGGAACTGACGTATCACTCGTCAGGGTCCGGCAAGCGTTACCTTCCACGATCACAGACGCTCCAGGGGTCATCGCCACGGTGGCACTTCGTAACCAGCTTTATCAGTCTGGTTACTGGCAAACCGTGCGCTGGTTGGACATGAAATTGGAGAAGCTCCTAAAAGGAGCCTATCCATACGTCCTACCAACATCCCCTGTATTGGGCAGGGTTTCATTCCTCGGGTATCAAACCGATAGAATGCACCCAGGCCTTCATAGTCCTCAAGTTCGGGGCTATGTTGTGAGGGCCAAAGCTCCAAGTGATGAGCTTGGAGGTACTGGTGCCCTTCTTAAGTGCTTGCTCGGACTGGAGTACCGTAGTACGTTAAGGGGTGCTGAGAGTCATCTCAGTTTAGTCCCCTGCTACAGGTCCGGTCTGTCTCACGGTAATCGTGAGACTTCCCCGTGGTCGCCAACCATGGGACAAGACGAGAGACACTTAGAGCGTTCTGCACGCCCCAGGCGCGTCAGCATCAAGCCTGGTTGGTGGTCACCCGAGTGATCGGGTGACGGGGACCGAGCAATTGGTCCCTCAGGGAGAGTCGAGGCCTCCGGTAATCCCGGAGTGCTCTACATTAATCCACATTGCGAAATGGGGATTTGGTGTAGACGACTCTTAGGGAGGGCCACTTTGACCGTTTCTCCTTACAGGAGATGTAAATCGGTTATAGTGGCACCTACCCTGGGAGATGCGCTTGGCAGTGCATCTCCCTGCACCACAGGGAGAGTCGAG